CCTTTCTTATCGAACATGAATGATACACATCCACTAGTTCCTAAGTTACCACCATTTTTATCGAAGTAGTATCTTACATTACCAGCAGTTCTATTTTTATTATCAGTTAAAGTTTCAACTATAACAGCAACTCCACCTGGTCCGTATCCTTCATAAACTATTGTTTCATAGTTTTCGTTAGCTCCAGCTCCAGCACCTTTTGCTATTGCTCTGTCTATATTATCATTTGGCATGTTATCAGCTTTAGCTTTTTCTATAGCTGTTTTGATGTATCGCAAACTTCTAACTTTATCAGTTCCTAATTTATGATATGCAGGTACTACTAACGGCTGTACTCTAACTATTTCGTCTGTTTCTGGAGTAATAACCAAATTCTGTAATAGTTCCGTATATCTAAGGAAAGCATCTTTAAAAGACAACTTCTTTCCTGCTTTATTCATTGTTTCGTTTAGTCTTTCATATTCTAATTCAGTAATCATATTCCCGTTTGCATTGTGTTCCTTTCTTAAAGCGATACCATCATTATAGATAACCTTTTCCAATTTGAAATTATAAAGGTCTAACTTTACCAGCATATCATTCAGGAAATAGTTTCCTTCTTTATCACACACTGCATAGGCACTGTTAAGCATTTTTTCAGCCATACTTTTAGCTTTCTTGCTACTATTGTTGATAGCAGTAATTAATTCGTTTGCACCTTCTATTTCATCATTCATTCTTTGTACCATTTCTTCATAGGTAATATCTAGATTTAGCTTCCTTTTTCCCACACTATTAAAAATGTGTACCATTATGTTTCTAAATGGATTGGATTCAGTCCTGATTCTACCAGCTATCTGGTAAATGTCAGTGGATATATCGAGCAGGGTATTAGTATTGCTGGAATTACTAACCACGAAGCACATACCTGTTTCACTGAAATAATCAGCACCTTCAAATGATTTGGAAGTAATGAAAGTAAATGGTTTATTGGCGCTTCTACTGTTGCTGATAGTATATCCTGCTAATTTATTTCTGTTTGACGGATTATCTGCACATACAATCTTTACTTCCTCGTTACCAAGTTGGCAATATTCTAAGATAGAAGCTATATCTGTAACTGAATTTATAAAGAAGTATGCTTCCTTACTTTTATTACCATTTATTTCCAGATAACCATCTTTCTTATAAGCGTTTATATAATTGGCTGCCTTTACATAGGGATGATTGGTTTGGTCTAACTTAACTATTAAGGTATCTGTGTTATCCCATTGAGCTTCTACCAGTTCCACATCTGAAAGAATAGACGGTGTGAAATCTGCACTGATTGGAGTGGCAGACATAAAGCAGAATGATTTATATTTTCTAAAGCTATCCAGTACACCGTCAACAGCTTTCTGTCTATAACTGTATGCTTTTAGCAATATATGATATTCATCTATAAGCAGTCTGAAATCGGTAGGATTTAGGTACTGTTCTAAATATTCCATCTTATCATAAGTACACATTATCTTTTTTATTCCAGCATTGGAAGCATATTTCTTTAGTTCTTTTTTGGCTTGGTAAGTAAAAGTACCAAATAATCCAAATACAGACTGTTCTTTGCCATCATAGGAGGTAATAGTAGTAAGACCAGATTCTGTTAAGCCCGTCTTATTTACGATAAGTTCTGTTGTAGGTACTGCAATGATATAGGATTCATCATTAAAGAGGACTACAGTAGTACCACCACAGCCAGTAACTACTTTATTAAAGATACAATTATGTGGTAAATCAGGTAAGTTTAAATATCCATTAGTTGAATTTATATTTAAGGTTTTCATAGGTTTTTACATATTAAATTTAGGTAGTAAGTAATCTGAATAGTAGTAAATCTGAATTTAGAAGCTAATCTGGTTAAAATCTTTGGTCTTGAGTTCCTTACTTTTTTGGTATGGTATAAGGTAGCATTTGCAAATTTTGGTAAGGATTGGGATAAAATAATAAGCGTATCACTACGCCTATTATTCGCTATTTCAATTTACTAATTTAAGAAAATGCAGGGAAGAACTGCATTTTTAACAATGGAATCCCAAAGGGATTATATGAATTATGAAAAATGATTCGAAAAGAAGGAACTAGCTACTATTATTCACTAGTTCCATATTTTAGTCAGAATTTCGCAACAATAGAAGCATTTATGATAGTAGCTGCTTCTTCTAATTTGTTGATACAAAGATAATAAAACTTTTTGACTATAAAAACTGGAAGATACACAAATTTGAAAAATAGTGTACAGGTGTTTCTAAGTTTTGTGTTTGCCTACCAGATGTGCGTGAATGCTGGATGAATGAAGGTAAAGTATGTCTTTTTATCGTCTCTTTCCAGTATCCCGTTTTCAAGGGCAAAGTATATGCTATCGTGCTGTATGCTTACTTCGTGGACTATCCGATTAAGTGAGAGGTCTACAACATTAGTGCCTATTCTGGTATATGATTTAAGCCGTATAAGTGCTCCTAATTGGTTCTTATTGCCATTAATGTTAAGCAGGTCTGAATCTATGGTTATATATAGTTTATCAGGTTCTGTGTATCTGTATGTGTTATATGTCCCAGTTCTATCTATTACTAAGTATCCTAGTTCATCAAATTTCTTTAAATGCTTGAATACAGTAGTTTCGCATATACCACAGGTACGTACTACATCTTTAATTGTTGCGTCTGGATTATTGGCTATTGTTACTAGTGTACAGAAGTAGGTGAACGCTTCGTTATTAGTAAGATTCTGAATGTATTGGATGTTTAATTTAATTTTCATTGGTGAGATGTGATATTTATTGTTTTAATCTATTTATATTTGTATCTTAAATTAATAATTATTGTTATGGGAGGAAAAAATAAAAGGTGTTTTGTGATAATGCCTATTAGTGATACAGATGGGTATGATAACGGACATTTTACTACAGTTTACAACCATCTTATAAAACCTGCTGTTATAAAAGCAGGTTTTGAATCTATACGGGCAGATGATACATTTAAAACTAATATAATAATAAACTCGATAATTCAGAATATCCTTGATAGTGACATAATTGTATGTGATTTAAGTTCAAAGAATGCAAATGTTTTTTATGAGTTGGGATTAAGCCACGCTTTTAATAAAAAGGTGGTATTAATTAAGGACAATGTAACGAATATACCATTTGATATATCAGGAATAAGAGTGTTGTCGTATGATAAAAGTCTCAGAATTGATGAAGTTGATAAGTCTATTCCTGAAATATCTCGATATATAGCTGATACATATGCAGATGATAATGATGCTATTTTTCCAAAAATGGATTCTATAGCTCTTCCTAATGGAGAAATAGCACATATTGGAGATTTTTTATATGATAAGATAGACCACGTTTTTGCAAGGGAGATTATTAGAATTGAAGAATCACGTATTTATATAGTTGATAATAAAAATGTGCGTATATTATATTTAAATTCAGATTATGCTAAAAATTATACTATTAAAGACCCACTTTTGGAATAACATTATTATTATGTAGTAGACTATGGCACTGTTCACATATCGACATTAAATTATCTGGATTATAAGCCACTTCTTTGCGTTTCATTCCTTTATAATTCATAAAGCTATCTATATGATGGGCGTGAAACGCAGGAGTGATTACCCCTTTGGATAAGCACACTTCACATAAAGGTGACTGCATTAGCTTACTAGCTCTAAGTTTGTGCCATCTGTCAGTATTATAAATCTTCTGTCTTTCTATCCTGTTATTCGATGGATTATGCTGTTTCTTCGCTTTCTTTAAATAAGGCATTATTGTAGTATTCTGTAGGTATTATATATTCTCCACTTTCCGTAGCTATTTCCAGTGGAAGTATCTTTTTATTCATCGTATAGCTTTGCAGTTGTACATATTTTCTAGCTGTGTTGAACTGTATCTTTACTGATTCTATAACGGCTTCTTCCGTTACTTTATCCAGTCCTATTTCCAAACATTTGATTATAGCTTTATGAAGTAAATCTTCTACAGTTTGGGACATATAGATAACATCTTTATAATTATCGGCACATTGCTTTAGTAAATCTGGGTAGTGTTTAGCTATGATAGCCATAATTTGCTTATGTTGTGATGACAGTGGTTTGGCTATTGCTGGATTATAGCTGTACTGGTCGTATTGTGGTTTCCAGTTAATCTTCTTATCTAATTCTTCTGTTGATATGTGAAATATTTGCGCTGTTTTATCTATTCCATAGTCATATATATACTGCTCTAATACTTCTTTACTTGGGATTGTCTTTTTCATTTTTAAATCGTAGGTAGTCATTCATTGTTTGCCTGTTGTAGCCATAGAAGTCTTTCAGTATTGCTTCTACCAGTTTTTCTCTATCTAACTCGTTGTCTGTCTCTTTATATTTGTCTATTAAATCCAGATTCCTGTCAAAGAAATCAGCGATTATCAGTCTTAATATTTTAGACCTGTCTTTCTTTAATAAATCGCACAGCTCATTCAGTAGCAGTTCCGTATTCAGGTCTATTTTAAACTTAATTTCTATCGGATAATTACACGTTCTTTCCATAGTGTTTGATTTTTAATTCTTTACAAATTTACTGAAATAAAACGGGGTGTCAAAATGAATGTATTACATTCTTGATTAATTGTGTTATAGTCTTTTTATGTGTAGTTGAGTACCTTTTTAGCTTTACTATTTAGAAAATAAAAAACGTAATACTATGAAGAAATATTCAATTCCCAAAGGTATAGAGAAAGAAGCTGCCGAATACATACAAGGAGTACTTGCAGAACTTGAAAATAGAGGTGTTTTAGAGAATATAGATAATGCTGCCTTAGATATGCTGGCAAGAAATTACAGCACATTTATCAAGGCATCCAAACAGTTGGAAATAGACGGTTTGACAGTCACCAGTGATAGAGGTAATATAGCACCACATCCATTGGTAAAAGTAGCAAAGGATGCACAAACACAGGCTATGAAAGTTATGTTGGAATTTGGACTGACAGCCAAAGCACGTACCAAATTACCAAAGATGGATAAAACGGATGATGAGGAATCAACGCCATTGGAACAGTTCATTGTTGCTGGTAAGAAAGAAGTTAGATGATGAAACTTTACTATGAGTATGCAAGTAAGGTTCTTAATAATGAAATAGTAACGGGCGATACAATAAAACTGGCTTGTAGGAGATTCCAGAATGACTTATTGAGGGACGATTTAGAATTTAGGGAAGATGTAGTAGACAGGGCTATTAGCTTTATTGGCACTTTGAAACATTATACAGGCAAGCACGCTGGCAGTAACTTCATACTGGAAGGCTGGCAGCAGTTTATTATAGCTAATATACTGGGATTTTACTGGAAGGGTACAGGAACTAGGAGATTCACCAGTTCATACATAGAAGTATCCAGAAAGCAAGGCAAGACTGCTTTAGCCGCTGCCTTATGTTTGTATTATCTAATTGCTGATGGTGAAGATGGCGCAGAAGTTTTGCTGGCTGCAAACAGTAAGGAACAGGCAAAGATAGCTTTTGATATGTGTTCCAAGTTTAGTAAGGGACTGGATACCAAAGGCAAATATTTGACAGCTTACAGGGCTGATATTCTGTTTAAGGCTACCAATAGTAAACTGAAAGTACTTGCTGCTGATGATAGCAAACTGGATGGATTTAATGCCAGCTTCGGTTTACTGGATGAATACCACGCTGCCAAGACAAGTAAGGTAAGGGATGTAATAAAATCCAGTATGGGTATGCGTGAAAATCCACACCTGTGTACTATTACTACTGCTGGATTCGACAAAACTTTACCTTGTTACCAATTAAGAACCGTAGCTATAGAAGTGCTGAATGAGTTAAAGTCAGATGATGAAATGTTTATTGCCATCTATTCTTTAGATGCTGATGATGATTGGAGAAGTGAAAAGAACTGGATGAAAGTTGCACCTAACCTGAATATTACTGTTACCAGCAAATACATTAAAGGACAAGTACAACAGGCTATTAATAATCCTTCTGATGAAGTGGGAGTACGTACCAAAACACTTAACCAATGGTGTGACAGTGCTACAGTCTGGTTGTCTGATGAAAGTATTATTAAGTGTACACAAGCAGTAGACCTGTCAAAGTTTAGGGGATTACCCTGTTATGTTGGAGTGGATTTAGCTGCTACCAGTGATTTAACTGCTGTATCTTATTTAGTCGTTGATGGTGATAAATACTATTTTAAAACTCATTACTACCTTCCTGAATCGGCATTTACAGACAAGACAGACAAGGAACTTTATAAGCTATGGAAAAGGGCTGGCTTACTTACTATAACTGCTGGTAATGTTACTGATTATGATTATATAACTACTGATATGCTTAAATATTCAGAAGTAGTTAATATACAGGCTGTAGGATATGATAAGTATAATGCTACACAGTGGGCTATTGATTCGACAGAAAAAGGATTGCCACTTGAAGAATACGCACAGACATTAGCCAACTTCAATAAGCCTACCAGAGAGATGGAACGGCTTATATTATCTGGTAAGGCAGTAATAGACAACAATGAAATAAACAGGTATTGCTTTAGGAATGTGACTTTGAAGTCAGACCATAACGGCAATATCAAACCTAACAAACAAGTAGACAAAAAGAAGATTGATGGAACTATATCTATGATACAGGCTTTAGGTATGTATTTACAAATACCACACTACACAAACCAAATATTTACATTTTAATGAAATTCAATTTCCATCCATTTAAAAAGAAAGAAGCTGGACAAGAAGAACGTAGCTATAACTTTCTTTCAGATTCTCTATTTTATAATTCAGCTACTACATATTCAGAATCAAAAGCTATGTTGTTATCTGCCGTTTACAGATGCGTAGATGTGATAAGTGATTCTGTTGCACAGCTACCGTTAGAACCGTATTATGTAGATGATGAGGGCTTTAAAACCAAGTTCACCAAGCATCCTACATACTGGTTGTTGAATAGAGAACCTAACGACCAAATGAGCAGATTTACTTTTATCAAGACGCTAGTTACCAGTGTACTTCTTACAGGTAACGGTTATGCTCTTATTAACAGAGATGAAAAAGGTGATGCCAAAGAACTGATATTTCTAAAGTCAGATTCAGTATCAGTCACTTTTAAAAACGGTAAGAAGATGTACAACATTACAGGAATGAACCAACTGGTAGAAGCTATCAATATGATTCATATCCTGAATTTTAGTTATGATGGGATTACAGGTATAAGTACTTTGAAGCACGCTAGAAATACACTGGGGTTAACTGCTGATTCAGAAGCGCACGCAGAAGGATTTTTCAAAGGTGGTGCTAATCTGGCTGGCATTATCAAAGTGGAATCCTCATTGACGGCACAACAGAAACAGGACATTAAAACAGCTTGGAGTAGTGCTTTTAATTCTATTACTGGTACTCCTAATGGCGTGGCTGTAATGGAAGGCAATATGACTTTTCAGCCTATTACGGTGAATCCGTCTGATGCACAATTACTGGAAACCAGACAGTTTAATGTGATTGATATTTGCAGATTCTTCGGTGTGTCACCAGTCAAGGCATTTGATTTGTCCAAGTCCAGTTATAGTACAGTAGAAGCTACTCAACTAGCTTTCTTGACTGATACGCTTTCACCACTACTGGAAAAGATAGAACTGGAATTTGAACGTAAACTATATAAGCCTTCTGAAAGGAATAATATAGATGTGCGTTTTGATACTTCAGTTCTCCTTAGAGCAGATAAGGCAAGTCTGGCTAGCTACTATAATACGCTGTTCCAGATTGGTGTGATTACTCCAAATGAAATCAGGAAGAATCTGGATTTGCCAGCTATTGAAAATGGCGACAAATCATTTGTACAGGTGAATGTACAGACACTAGATAATGCAGTTACTAAGCAAACAGAAAAAGACAATGAGGTATATAATCAAGGGGAATGATTTTAGCTTTACTTGGACTATAAAGGATTGCAACGGCTATGTAGATTTATCTGCTGTTACTGATTTGAAGGTGATGTATCAACATTCTATAGTTCCATCCAAGAAATATGTAGCAGATGCCAAAATAGTTGATATAGTCCTTAAAGAGAGGGAAGAAGATTTAGGGGATACTGTTCTTTATGACAGTACTTTAGTGAAAGGCATTGAGTTTGAGGTAACAGCCGAACAACAGCAGGAAATGCTTTTGGGAGACTATAATGTTATCTGTACATTTATAAAGAATGATGATAGTCACTGCTATAAAATGATTAGGGCTTATACCATAGTAGCAGATAAAGATGGTCTTAAATATTGCTGTTCTGAATCAAAGGAAAGACTGATTAAGCTAAGTCAGTTGATAAATGATATGGGATTTATCACCAGAGATGATTTGCCTATCAAAGTAAGCGAGTTGCAAAATGACTGTAATTATGTCAATATAAATAGTGTACCTACTAAACTTAGTCAATTAGTGAATGATAGAAACTTTGCTTCCAATGATGCACAGTTTACCAATGTTGTAGACTTGGCAAAAAAGGTTGATAAAGAATCTGGCAAAGGATTATCTACTAATGATTATACTAATGAAGATAAAACCAAGCTTACTAATTTATCTGATTTTGATTCGACAGGTATTAATAAGGAACTAAAAGAACTGGAAGAAGCACTGGCTGCTAAAGCTGATATTAGTGAAATACCTAATTTCACATCCGATTTAATAAATGATTCCAAGTTCGTAACAAGTTCCGATTTACTTGCTGAAAATGTAGGATATGACAGTACAACAGTGAAAGACACATTGGATTCATTGCTGTACGAAGCTATTAATATAACTTCATTTACCAGTAACGTAGAACCAGTACAGGAAATAGGAACTAACATTAACAGTATAACACTTACTTGGAAGTTAAGCCAGCCAGCAACGGAACAATTTATTAATGATGTACCTGTGACAGGCAGTTCTTTCACATTTGATACTCCATTCAACAGCAACAAATCATTCACATTAAAAGTAAATGATGGAACTACCATCAAATCTAAAACTATTGATATTAAGTTTATGAATAATATATATTACGGTGTATCATCTTCTACTACTTATGATTCCAACTTTATTGAATCTCTTACAAAAGAACTACGGCAAGCTACAGAAATGAATTTCAGAGTAAATGCAGGCAAGGATGAATATATCTGTTTTGCATATCCTTCTCATTATGGAGAAGCCGTATTTAGTGTAGGCGGATTTGAAGGAGGATTCAGAGAAGTAGCCAAGTTTTATTACACCAATGAATCAGGATATAACGAACAATATACAGTTTACTGCTCTGATAATCCCTGTCTGGGAGATACTAGGGTAAAGGTAATATATGTATAAGGGATTACTACGATACTATGAAAGAAACACGAAATTGTAAAATTGAAAAAAGAAACGAAGATTCCAGAATAGTTGAAGGCTATGCTATAGTGTTCAATTCTGAATCTAGAGATTTGGGAGGATTTACAGAAGTTATAGAACCTACGGCACTGGAAGGAGTGCTACAACAGTCAGATATTTTGTGCCTGCTGAATCATAATGAGGACAGGGGTATTCTGGCACGCTCCAAATACGGTGTAGGCAGCCTGAAACTGGAAGTTGATTCTACAGGTCTTAAATATAGCTTTGAAGCACCTTGTACAAATCTAGGAGATGAATTGCTGGAAGGTTTAAAGAGAGGTGATATTACTACTTCATCTTTTGCTTTTACCATTGATTCTGATACTTGGACAAAGAAGGATAATGGTTCTTATATCAGGACTATCAATAAGTTCAAAGAACTGTTTGATGTATCACCTGTCTATAAAGAAGCGTATCCTGATACGAGTGTAGCACTTAGAAAGCTGGAATCATTCGATAAAGAAGATTTGACTGATTACTATATGGAGCTAAGACACAAACTACAATAATGAACACTTTAGAACTGTTAGACAAAAAAGAACAGTTAAAGCAACGGGCAGAGGAAATAGTTTCCAAAGCAGAAAAGGAAACCAGACGGTTAAATGAAGGTGAACACGCTGAATTTAATTCTATCACCGTTGAACTGGAAGACATAGATAAGGAAATAAGAAAGATTGCAAGCGAGACAAAACTAACAAACACAAATAATACATCTATGAAAAAAGAGAAGTTTTCACTTTTAAAGGCTATTAATGACGTAGCCAATAGCAGACAACTGGACGAAAGAGCGCAAGAAGTTGTATCTGCTGGTATTGCAGAATTTAGAAAATCAGGACAGAACTATTCTGGACAAATCGTATTACCGATTGAGGAAAGAGGTGATATACAAGCAACTGTAGAAGGTGCAGGACAGGAAACTGTAGCAGAAGATAAACTGGCTCTGTTAGAACCATTGAGAGCTAATTTGGTAATGGTTAAGGCTGGCGCAAGTTATCTGTCTGGACTGGTAGGTAATGTTTCTATTCCTGCTTATTCTGGAAGTAATGTTAGCTGGGCTGGTGAAGTATCTGCTGCTACAGACGGTGCAGGTGATTTCAGTGAAGTGAATCTAGAACCAAAGAGACTTACCGCTTATGTAGACGTTTCCAAACAATTCCTGATTCAGGATTCTGCCAGTGCAGAAGAGATGCTTAAACGTGACATTGTAAATGCTATATCAGACAAACTGGAAGCTACAATCTTGGGTAGTGCTGCTGGTTCTGCTACTATGCCTGCCGGTATCTTTAATGGCGTTACTGCTGAAACAAAGGATATTACTTATAAGAGATTGGTTGATATGGAAACTGCACTGGAAGAAGCTAATGTAGCAGGAAACAAATGTTTCATTGTATCGCCATCTGCAAAAGGTATTTTGAAAACTACTGCTAAAGACGCTCTTTACAATGTAACTGACGGTGGTGTACATACCTGTGTTGGTTGTGCTGGTTGTCTGATGGAAGAAAATGAAGTGAACGGTTATCCAGTATATTGTACATCCAATGTTACCAGTAAAGGTGTTGTAATGGGACACTTTGAAGATTTTGTTATTGGACAATGGGGAGGGATTGACTTAACAGTAGACCCGTACACACAAGCGGCTAACGGTAAAGTTAGATTGGTTATCAATGCGTATTTTGATGCAAAACCAAGAAGAACAGGTTCTTTCCAAAAAGCTATCTTAAAATAATATGTACGTCAAACTGGAAGAAGCTAAGAAGCACCTTCTTTTGGATGATTCTTTCAAGGATGATGATTTATATATACTTGGACTAATTGATGTTGCAGAGGATGCAGTAGCACGTAATTTGAATCTGAAACTGGATGAATTAGCAGTGGATGGGGAATTTACCCCACCTGCTGTTATTCACGCTATTCTGCTGCTGATTGGTAATCTATATGCCAATCGTGAGCCAGTATCTTATTCATCCGTTAATAAAGTGCCATATACATTTGACTATTTAATTTCACTTTATAAAAACTACAAAGAAGTATGATTGATTATATACATAATAGAGACGGTAGGGCAACATCTACGCAGGTTAGTAGAATGGATGATATTACAGAGGATGTATTCACGCCCGAATTTTATTTTCTCATTAAAAATACCAATGATAATGAAGTAACTGTAGAAATTAGACCTGCTGGACAAGAAAAATTTATAACTACGGTTCTTTATCCTGGCTGGAATCCTGAATTATGCAGTGCAGTAAGAACAAAGGGTGAAACTGGATTACAGTACGGCTATTAATACTATACACTATGAGGGCAGGGCTACTGACAGAGACAATATTACTACAGGAATCAGTACCAGTTAAAAATGAGTTTGGGGCTACTTCTATGGAATGGGTAGACTATCTGCAAACAAGAGCCAACATTAAGTTTAATTCTGGTAACAGGGTTAATCAGAATAATGAAATATTTACTTCTTATACACTGACTTTCACAATCAGGTACTACCATAAGGTAAACGAGCAAATGAGAATTATCTATCAAGGTAAGAAGTATAGGATACTGGCTATCAATTCAGACAGGGCAAAACAATCTACAGAAATCATAGGAGAGCTTATTAATGAATAACGGTGTAACTGTAGACGCTTCACAAGTGCTAAGAATGTTTAGTGAACTTAATAGCAGACAGCAAAAGAATGTGTATAAGAATGCACTACGGAAAGCTGGACGAATTTTGCAAAAGGAAACGAAAACACAACTAAGAAGCGTAGTAGGTAAGGCAATAAATCATAAGAATAGATGGAACGGCAAAACTTTAGGCAATGGTGTAAAGATGAAAGTGGACAAGGAAGCAACAGAAGCGAAAGTTCATATAATGGGCGACTTTAGGTTAAAGTTCTTTGAGATGGGAACATCTGCCAGACAGCTTAGAAAAAATGGAGCTAACAGAGGTAGAATGAACGCTTCTCACTTTTTCAGGACTGCCAAAGATAATAAGGAACGTGCCATCTTCGATAATATAAATCAAATGGTTGAAGAATCAATAACAAGGATTGCTAATAAAAAATGAGCTTACAAATAGGAAAGGCTATCTATCATTTATTAAAGAAAGATAGCAGGATAAAAGAAAAGGTAGGTTCTAAGATATATCCTTTGATAGTTGAAGAATCCACCACTTTTCCTTTTATCATTTATAAAAGAACCAATATCACACCAAACTACACTAAAGGCAGTTATTCCGTTAATGAATCTGTTACGGTTGATGTAGTTATAGCTTCTAAAGATTACATAGATACCATTGAACTGGCAGACTATGTAAGGGATGCTTTAGAAGGTAGAAGGGGTAACTTTGCAGGAGTAGAAATAAATGATATAAGGATGATTAGTGCAGATGAAGAATACATAGAAGATACATTCATTCAGAATTTAACATTCGACATAAACACAAATGGCAAACAAAATACTTAGAGGTAATGACCTGATGATTTTTAAAGATACAACTGGTGCTGGTACTGCTTATAAAGCATTGGCATTTTCAACCAGTTGCCAGCTTTCCTTAACTGGAAACACTTTGGAAACTTCATCAAAAGACGGTGGCAAATGGACTAGTAAAGCGGTAAGCAAATTAAGCTGGTCACTTACAACTGACAATTTATATAGTGTAGAAGATTTTAATGCTTTAGTAAATAGCTGGATAAGCAGGGAAGAACTTACTGTTGCTTTTGCTGTATGTACCAATGCAGATAGTGACACAGGTATGCCTGCCGATGGCTGGACTGCTGGCGGTGGATATACAGGTAAGGTAGTTATCACCAGTATTACTGCTAATGCTCCAGATAATGATAATGTTACTTACTCTGTTACTCTGGAAGGAACAGGGGCTTTATCGCCTAAAGTAGCGTAATATATTCACTGGGGAAGCTGTTGCAGTTTCCCCTTTTTTATTTATATACTATGGAAATTCAAATTAAAGGTACTGCATATAATATACGATATACTATCAGGGCTATGTTCGTATTTGAACAGATAACAGGCAAGATATTCAGATTGGAGAATCTGACGGATTACTACCTGTTTTATTATAGTCTGTTGGTAGCCAATAATCCAGATTTGCAAATGACATTCGGGGACTTTATTAATGAATGCGATGATGAACCAGCCTTAGTTATCCAGCTACAGGAATTTCTTTCTAAAGAGATGGAAAAGCAGTCTGCATTCATTAGTGATACTGTAGATTCAAAAAAAAAGTAACGATTAGTGAACTATATGCTTTAGTAGTTCTGGAAGCAGGTATAGCACCTGATTATTTTCTGGACAGTATGCAGATGTATGAAGTGAAGGCAGTCTTGGAGAATCTGCAACATAAGAATAAGACTGGCTGGGAACAGGCTAGGATGATAAGCTATATCATAGCCCAAACTAACAGTACCAAGCAGTTATCACCTACTGATATTATGAAGTTTGATTGGGATGAAGCCAAAGAAAAAGATACTTCTATCAGTAAAGACGATATAGCCAGACTACAGGCTAAAGCTAATCAATTTATAAACACACAAAACTAAATATATATGGCTGATTTAGTAACCAGACTATTACTTGATTCATCTGGTTTTAATAATAACATAGTCAGGAGCAGCAGGCAAGTACAGGAGTTTCAACAGATAACAGGCAATATAGTAGGTACTATAGGAAAGTTTGCTGCTGGTATTGGAATTGCAACTACTGCCAGTGACGCTTTTATGAAGATAATAAGAAGCTCACAGGCTACTAATGATGAATGGGACAATACATTAAATTCTTGTAAAGGAACTGTAGACTTATTCTTTCAGTCTATGTCTGCTGGCAGTTTTGAAGCATTTAATAACGGTGTTCTTTCTACAATAAGGAATTTGAAAGAACTTGAAGCATTGCGTGATTCGTTGAATGATGCTAAGTTGTCAATGGGATTCAATACAAAGGTTTTTGAAACGGAGTTTACGAAATATGAATCTATAATCAGGGATACCACCAAAAGCAAGCAAGAACGGGAAAAGGCATTTAAAGACTTGCAAAAGTTGAAGGAAGATTTTAAAATAGATGTTACTGATGTTTTGGGAGGTGCAGAAGAAGAACTTATTCAATCATTGAATATTAGAACAGGACGAAAAGACTTTAATATTAATGATATACATAAATATATATCAATCAATAATAATGATTTTTCATCTAGAAATGAGAAAAAGGCATTAACGGAGTATCAAGACCAGTTAAAGGCATACGAAAAGGAAATAAACCAAATACAAGGCAGGATTAATTCTACCAGAGGTGATACTAATGAATGGACAGGTGAAACCAAAAAACAGATGAGGGAAAAACTGTCTTCTATTAAGCAACAAATGGAACTATTCAAACAGCAAAATTCAGAACTTGAAAAGCAGAATTTCTTGAATCAGGATAATGATGCCAACAGAGGTGAAATGATTAAAAACTATGAGTATGCTTATGATTTGAAAAAGCGTATGTATGATTTTGATAAACGTACATTGGAACTACAGAATAGCCTTAAACCTACTGGAGGAAATAATAAGGTAAAAACAGAAGAAGTAATTCCTGCTGGTTCTGTTGCTGAATTGGATAAACTGATAACGGAAGCTAGAAAGAAGTACTCCAATGCCATCACTGACGAAGCCAGAGTATCTGCACTAAAACTGATACAGGAACTGGAACAGAAGAAAATAGTTCTGAATATTACCGCTAAGTATAACAGTAGGGAGCAGGGAGAATTAAAACCTGCTGGTATTCCATCCGTTAAAGGATTTGATTCAAAGGATATAGGTAAACTGACTACTCCATTAGTAACAGAAGAAGATGTAAAAGTCAATAATGATTATGCAACATCATTAGGTGCTATTGCTACTGTTATGGGTTCTATATCCCAAATGACAAATGAAGGTGCTTCTGCTTGGTTAACTTGGAGTGCTAATTTAATGACAGCTATAGGTACTGCTATTCCTGCTATAGAAGCTCTTATTGCTGCAAAGAAAGCGGAATCTATAGGAAATGCCGTAGCCAGTGCCACACAAACACCTGTAGTAGGTTGGCTGTTGGCTGGTGCTGCTGTAGCTTCTGTTATAGCAGCTTTTGCCACTATGCCACAATTTGCCAATGGTGGTGTAGTTGATGGCAGTTCCTTCTTTGGTGATAAGGTACTGGCTAGGGTGAATAGTGGTGAAATGATTCTGAATAAAAGTCAGCAGTCCAATTTGTTTAACCTGTTAGACGGTGGTTCATCTGTAAAAGGAGGTGCTATGTCTGGAGAAGTTGAATTTAAGATTTCAGATAAAGCACTGGTTGGAGTTTTAAAACAACACAATAACAGAATAAACAGACTAAGGTAAAATGGGCTATCAATTAATATATAACTCATCTTTTAAGGATATAGATGAGAATACTATCAATGTTGAAATATACAGGGATTCAGGAGGTACTTTGATAGCTTCTGAATTACTTTGTTCTGCTGATGCAGTTTCAATTAACTATGAATCAGATGACGATGTGTTCAAACCAATCAAATGTTCAGATTGCCAGATTAATGTCTTAACAACTAAGGTACTGGCTAATCTCTACACAGCATTAGGAAACCAGATATATTGTACTATCTCAAAGAATGGTTCTTTATTGTGGTGTGGTTATTCAGTCCCCTGTCTTTACAGTACGGATTATAATGAAGAATATAATTTGTTATCCTTGCAGTTCAATGATATTCTTTCATCTCTTAGTAACTATAACTACACCTATCTAAATGAAAAGCAGTCTATAGTGTCTTTTTATAAGGTAATCAAACATATCATAAGCCAGATTGATTCCAATAGATTAATAAAGAATGTCTATGTACACAACGCAAAGAAGATAAATGATACTACTGATTTACTAAATAACTTATTCATCCTAGATAGAAATTTCTTCGATGAAGCGAATGAAGCAGAGAACTGTAAAGACGTATTAGAATATATTGCAAGGTATCTGGGTATGACTTGCTATTATTATGGTGATTCTATTTATTTCGTGGACTATGATATTATTAAGAATATCAATTCATATACTAAATATACCCTGTCAGATGATAGTAATACGGTGGTAACACTTGATAACACCATTATTAATGTTAATCAGAATATTTATGAAAGTAATGCTAGTATAGCCATTGGTGAGCTATATAATAAAGTAGTGGTAGTTGCTAATTCAAATTCTAATAATACTATAATTCCTGAATGGAATGATGAGGATGATATTATAAATCAGAATGTAGACGCAAATAAGTATTATGAATCGACAAGGGATATTAGTGGTAAGAATTATACATTATTGAATGCTTTCTTTAAATCGAAAAATAATTGGTGGTGGGCTAAACCTTCTATTCTCGCAGTTCCAATAGAAGAAGTAACGCCACAGAATGCAGATAGTAACGGAAGTTATTGGCAAAAGGCAGCGTATTATGAGACTGCCAATGAACCTTCTTCTTTAAATTGGAAGACATATTTTACGATAAGTGATTACGGTTTGATGGGATGGAAAACAACAGACGGAGTTCAATTGTCATTGAAAAATAAGCTGCCTATAGCAGTCAAAGGTGGAACTTTCATTATTGATATAAATTATAGACTGTCTGGTGATTGGAATGCAGCAGAATGTATTGTAACATCTGATGAACAATACTATGATGGTAAATATTCCACTGGATTTACAGATACGATGTTTAAATGTAAACTTGCAATTGGTGATAAGATGTACTATGATGGTGATGGATGGGTTAATTATCAAGAGTATCATAATAAAGTTGCAAGGAATTATTATAAGATATGTAACGGTCCAAATACTTGGGCAGGTGCAACTTGGTATAAGTATCTGGATGAATACGGTTACTGGCGATTTGTTACTAAAGGGGAATATGATTCTATTTCTGGACGTGAAAAGTATAGCGGTGGATATGCAGATAGAAATTATGTGTATTCATATATGAATAGCAGTAATGAGCGTGTATTTGTCGAGAAATGGTTCTATGATGAATGTAAATTGCAAGACTGTTTTTATCTGGTGCATAAGAATAAAGTAGGGGATAAGGTGTTTGATACAGATTATTCATTGACTAATACAGTTTCGTGGCGTATGAATCTGGCAGAAAGTGAAGATGGTGTTGCCGTTTCATTGCCATCTGATAAAATGACATTAGGGGAATTGACATTTGAACTTTACGCTCCTAATCAACTTGGAACTACTCCTATGAGACGTACCGATAAAGAACCTGTCAGGTGTAATTCATTTCATATTAATGATGTTAAATTGAAATATACTACATCTGATTATGTGAAGGATATTTTTAATGATGAAACGTATGATGAAGACTTGAAGTTTGAGAATGTAATTGATGAAAATATAGTCAATGATTTTGATGATATTGAATTTAGAATCAATACTTATAATGAGCACGCAGGCAGCTATAGCTATGTTCTTACTAAGGTGGGAGATGAATATTACTTTGTTGATACGTTGACTGATGGAGTTTCTAAAGATAAACTGAAAGCAGAAGAACACTGTATTAATAAGTATGTGAATTACTACAGTAAACCACGGTTCAGATACAGTAACTCAATAAAGAATAGGGATATATCGCTTAATTCAATCCTGAAAGAGAATACCTTGAATAAGAACTTTGTAATCAATTCCATCACCTACGATTTGATTAATAATAAATGTGATGTTGAATTGAATGAAATACGATAATATGGAAATTAAATCTAACTATATACCACATAATTTCAGGAACAAGTATTTAAAGAATGTAGGTGGAAGTTATTCAAGCACAGTTTTACAGCCAACAGTATCAGGTGAAGCTGGTACTAAAGTTGTGGTAATTGATGATTTGGAAACTTCCAGCAAGGATAAGGCATTATCTGCCAATATGGGTAAATACTTGAATGAAAACAAACAAGATAAGAATGAATATGTAGATACGATAAATCAGTATTTAAGCACAGATTCTGATGTGAAATTTAACTCTGTCGCTGGCAAGAATGGAGAGTTTGACAATCTGAAAGTAAAAGGAGGGCTGGATGTCTTTACTATTACGAGTAATGAGGTAAGGGGAACTAATGGAATTTTATATGTTACCGATTCAGCACAGGTAACAGGTATAACTTCCAATGAAAATAATGTAATGGTTCTTACAGTCAGTGATTCTGTCTTTAGGGTGGATGATATTCTACTTAGCCAGACTTTTGATTCATCTTCAAAGAAGATAGTTTTAAAGGTTAATACTGTGGATGGTACGACTATTACCTGCAATGTAATAGAAGCACTAGGCAATATAGAAACTGGTGATGCTTTAGTAAGGATAGCCAATACGAGTGATGCAGCCAGACAAAGTTCTATCCTGCTGAATCCGTATGATGGCTGTATTGATATACGTACAGGTTGTACTTCTGAATCAGATTCCACAATATCCAGTAGAATAGGTAATCTGGATGGAATTACTGATACTGATTTCGGTGAACTGTCTGGTGATGGACTTTATTCTAATAATGCTTATCTGTCTGGTGCAATAAGAAACCTGTCTGGAAAATGGGAATTGAAGGATGATGGTTCTGGTAAGTTGGCAAATGGAAATATTAGCTGGGATACAAATGGTAATCTAAACTTAAAGTATGGTACGAGGAAGGAATTTAAAACTATAGATATTGATGATTATGATTTTGCAAACGCATTTGAAGTTGATTTAAAGGATGGGTTGAATTTCTTCTTTACGAAAAATAAGGATAATGACCCTAGAACAATAATATTACCTTGCAGTGATACATTTATAGGGCTTGAAGTTGAAATGATATTTAAGGGAAATCCCGGTTTAATAAGACTTGAATGTGCAAATAATTATGCGTTTATGTATAACGGGCAAGATATACGCTATATTTCAATCGGACATTATCCAAGACGATTAAAATTAGTTGCAAGAAAATATAATTTTTCAACTAAGGGTATGTGTAGTTGGTGGATAGATAATGCAGCAGAGTTTAAAATCAGTAGTGACGGTACATTTGCAGGAACATTCAGGTCTATTTGAGTTTATGAATCAGCAACAAATACAATTAATAATAGCCTGCATACTGGTTGTCGTAGGTATAGGATTACTGATAGCAGGATTCTGTGTAGTACCTGTAGGTATTATACATAGTTCTGTTTTGGTAGCATTTGGTGAGGTACTTACTTTTGTAGGAGCTTTATTTGGAATAGATTATCATTATAAGAGTAAATAAATACGATTTTCTTTTATCTTTGTATTATAATCAATAATAAGTTTATGGAAGACATTAATAAAGAATTAGCTGCAATATGGGAAGAATATGCTAGTATTGATAATGAAGTATTAAAAGAAAGAGGATATTTGTACTGTAATAATATACAGCAAAAGGATATTCTAATAACGGGGATTAATCCTTCATTTACGGATAATAAGAAAGGGCAAGAACCACCTTATGAATTTATAAACTGTAATTCAGGACGTTATTGGATTCCAATAAAGAATATGCTTAAATCTAATGAATGTGATTATATAAATAGTGCAGCATATTTTGATTTATTCTATTTTAGAGAGACTAACCAAAAGTATATCAGAAATGTTATTTTGAAACATAAAGATGGGGTACAATTCCTAGTTAGACAGCTTCGGGTTACTCAACAATTAATGGAAGAGGTCATACGACCTAAAGTTATCATTATAAAGAATAAAGAGTCTTATGCTTATTGGGGAAAATTATCCGATAAAGGATATATATGGATGGGGTATGAATTTGAGTCAATAGGTAATTGTTCGTGTGGGGAGATTTGTCGAATAACAGGATTTATTGAGAGTGATGAGAGAATATCACCTGAGTTGGTACAAAGTAATCTAGTGGGGAGTATTGTTCTGTTCTCTAAATATAATAGGTATTTAAAGAAAGAGGAAAAAGTAACAGTCGAAATTATTCGGCAACTATTAGATTTATAACGTATTGGAATAATATTAGCCTGTAGTCTTGATTGATTACAGGCTTTTTTTGTACCTTTGCAGCAATTCCAGATGTCTAATGAGTTAGAATTGGAAGGACTTATTAAGATAACGAATAGCGTTTGAAAATATTATTCTGTAATGAAATCTGGACAATTTCAAAGCACAAGAGTAATAAGCAAGAACGCCTTCGCTTTCTATGTTGTTATATACATTCTCTACAGGAGAACTATATACTTCATAGAAGCGTAGGTTTATTGTTATATTGCTTGTGCTTGGCAGTCCAGAACTCTTAGAAATAAGAGTGCCTCATTACGGTAATATTTCAATAATTCCTACGTATTCTATGCTAATATCCTAATCTCTTATTCCGTTTAACAATAAATTAACTTCTCGTTCTTTTTCCTTTCTATAACTTCTCGTTCTTCATAATATTTGTATGTATTTTGATCATATGGTACTTTCTTCCTGACTAATGCCACTATGATTCTTATGAGTTTGTTCTTGACATTATTTAAAGCCACTTGAGGCTTCTTTCCCTTACTAATCAGTCTTTGATAGTAATCTCTAATTTCGGGATTATATATTTTGGCTATATGAGCTGCTTGTCCTAATAATGATTTAATAAGTTTATTGGCGAAATGGCTTGTATGAGCAGGTGTATTTACACTCGTTCCGGATTGTTTACCAAAGGGGGCAACTCCATAATAGCATGCAATCTTTCTTGGGTCATATCCGAATTTTTTGAAGTTGTTTGTGTAGACCAACATACAGGTTGCGTTTTGCCTGGCTACGCCTTTTATTGAGGTTATAATAGCATAATTTTCTTTCAGTTCCTCATCCGCCTCTATTATGCTATCAATGGCCTTATCGCATTCGGCAATTGTTTTGTTTATCTCCGCAATAAGGTGTTTGCTCTTGCGGTTGATGAAGGATATTGCTTTTGACTTGTTTGATTGTGATTTGTCCTCTTTTCGTAATTCCATTGCCACTCTTTGCCCAACTAGCTTATGCCTATAGAGGAAAATCTCCCTTAGTTGCGCAAGGGATTCATTCAATGGTTCAAAGGGTACAACCTTGTCCTGTTGCCTCCATGCGTATTCAGCAATGATTGCTGAGTCCGCCTTATCGTTTTTCACACGCTGGATACCACTGCTATGTTTTATGGCGTAAGCGTTCTCAATCCATATGTCATAGCCTTTTCCGTAAAGCCATTTGCTCAGTCCTATACTACATGAACCTGTGTCTTCTCCACAGAATAGCCATTCCTCAGCAATTGTATTCCAAGCGTTTGTTTTAACCCAATTACATAACTTGCGGTAGCCCGTAGTGTTATTTGGGAAACACCCATACTCACGGGAGCCTATTTCGTTCATTCCACATGCGAGAATTATCGTCGCGTCAAGTTTCTCCTTTGAAAAATCAATTCCAATAAATAATTTTTTCATATTTTTGCTGTACTTTTCTAAGACTGGTAAAAGCTGTTTGAACTCTAAACTCTAAATAGGCTCGCAACCTTGATATTCTATCGGAGCTTTGCAGCTTGGCGGAGAGAGGCCGTTACGTGGGCTAGCCTCAAGTGCTTTCTCTTTTATGGTGTCCTCTTCCCGCCTATCAGTCTTTATCTTAATACAACAAAGATAATAAGACTGATATTTTCCTGATAAGATGCGGAGGTAATTATTCGTCTCGCTTGACTTTTTTAAAATAAATTTCCGACCTCTTATCTATTAACTGCAAACTTAGAGCTTCTTTTATTATTAATAGCTGACAATAGGGAATGAGTTGGCATTAATACAAGTATCTAAGAAACAGACAGTCTATCTACTAATCAACTACAGTTCTATTAAAGAAGTGTGCAACTTCTGTTGTGTTCCTCACACTTATTCCAGATTAACAATGCTCTCTATAAGGAACGTAGAAGCATAAACGGATTATGTAATAATGAAAATATTCAGATTAATAGGTTTATTTCTTGTAGGAAGTAGTACTCTATTCTCTTGTAGTAATAATGAGGATGAACTACTGTCTAAGGAACAGGAACAAAACGACCAAGAAACTTATACTGTATCATTCGATTTAGGAGGTGAATTTATTTCAACTTCTGAAACTCCTTTGAGTAGAACCGAAGTTATTCCTAAGAAAATATATGGGATTAACGTGTATTACAAGAAAGATAGCGAACAGAATTATCAAAACTATGCTTATGGATTATTTGACAATATTGAAGATATGACTATATCTTTAATTGGAGGGTATAAGTATAAATTTGAGTGCAGTATGGTACAGAATGATGTTGATACATTGTATTATAAACAACAAATTAATGGCAATATCGAGTATTATGAACCATTTCATAAAGGCTCATATAACAATAGTTTTTATGGTACTATATTAGAGAATAAATTCAAGATTTCTACTACTTATAATAGTACTTGTTTTATAGGGCTACGAAACAGTGCTTCAAGAACTAGGAGCGATTATTTCAGTAATGCCTATCCGAGAATGGATAGATTTTATGGTGAGCTTACTGACTATATACCAACAAAAGAAGGAGTTGCTAAGATTGATTTGAAGCGTACAGCTTTTGGTTTTAAATTTATAGTTACTCCACCAACAGATGGAACGCTATCTGTAAATAACAATTATTCAGGTATTGACCCCAATATTAAAATATCATCGGATGATAGTACTGTAGAAATGTCCTCTATGTATACATTTTATGATGTTTATAGATGTTGGGAAGTTGAAAAATATACAGAGGATTTCACGATAAAACTGACGTGGGTGCGAGCTAATGGGGCAACTCAAACATTTGAGAAGGTAGTTACGGCTAAACGTAATGTAATGACTACTATTAACGTAAATGTAAATGGTAGTAGTACAGATTCTTCATTAGGGGTCAAGGAAGAAGATACCCCAATGGGAAGTGAGAATGTTGATATGAACTTTAATGGAGGGGATTTAGATGATAACGAAGTAAATCCTAGTAAGTAA